CTTAGGCTTTAGGCTTGGGATAGTCTTCATTAATACATTTAACTCAGAAACCAATTCTTCATCTGACTTGTTATGAGTGCTATCCACATTTAAGTTTATAGTCTGGCTAGAGAATGATCCTAGCTCCAGAATAAGTTTTGCTGTGTTTAATCTAACAGCATCTTGTTCACTTTTTAATAAATCCTGTAATACAGATATAGCCATACCAGAGGTTGAGGTTATTCTCTCCTCATTCTTCTCTCTGATTTCAGCAGTATATTTCTTTTTAAGGTAAGCTCCTTGCTGTCTTGGGCTTTTATCTTTAGACCACCCAGCTTTAATGCAAGATTGTGTAGCATTCCCTTGAGTATCTCCTTCGCAAAAAGCATCTATAAATGCTTGTTCTTTTTCTTTATCTATTTTCTTTGGCATAATGTTCTCTTGATTAGATTGAATGGGGTTTATTAAAATTCTTACGACTGTGATTGACTGGTTATTGCCCTAAAGGGTTGTCTGACCTGGCTTTCATTTCATTAACTTTAGCGTTTAATACTGCTATCTCAGCTTTGTTAACAGCAATATCTGCTGTCAAAGGTTTAATATCTACTGATTTTTGAGATTCTAATACATTAATTCTTTCGATTAGCTTTCCTTGAAAGATTGCAAATCCTAGTAATGTAATTATAAGTGAGCCTATTCCAAGCCATTCCTTTACTCCCATATCAATATCCTCTTATTCGTTTTAAGTGTTCTTCTGCCCTTATGCGATTGTCTATAGATTCCTGAAGAATCCTTTGACTCTTTGCCACAGGGTCATTATATGTAACTTGGCTCTGAGCATATATATCTCTAGCATCAACGTATTCTCTTTGGTCATAATAATCTCCTCCATCAATATTTAACTGATTTATAAATATATTATTGTTTGTATTGCCGTAATTGTCCATAGAGAGTTGGCTTTCCATAGCCTTAGCCACTATAAGGGAAGTGGCGACCAGTCTTTGGTCTACTCGTTTAAGGGTTTCATTAACCTTTTTTTCTATAGATTCTACTGTAATAGTTTGAGTATTGACTCTAGGGCTTCCTTCAGTCCTGCTTTCTTCCACCTCTGTATCTCTGCTTTCGAGGGCATCTTCTCCTGTAGCAACAGTTTCAGTTCCTCCATTTCCAGATCCACCTCCATCTGTTTCTCCTTCTCCGATAACTTCATCAGTTACTTCTTCAGCAACGATAGTATCTTCTTCTTGAGGTTCTGTAGCAACACTTTCAGTTTGTTCCACAACTTCAGGTGTGGTTTCTGCAACTGTGCTTTCTTCTCTAGGCTCTGCAACAACTCTTTCTTCTGTTGCTCTTGGTGTTTCTCCATCTCCTGTTCGACTAACTTCTTCTGTTGTAACTTCTCCATCTGTTCTTGTGCTAACTTCTTCTCGTACAAGTTCTGGCTCAGTGATTCTGCTAGAGTCTGTGGTTTGGAAGTCGGTCTGCCGTTCTTCATAGATTTCTTCGGCAAAGAATTCTTGAATGATTGAGCCTGTTGGCGTGTCGTTGAAACTTTCGGTGGGAGCTTCAATGTAGATTTCTTCAACTTGGACTTCTGTTGAGATTTCTTCGAGGGTCGTTTGATTGTCATATCCTATCTCCTGAAATACATCAACAACTCCAGCATTTAACTCCTCAATAGCCTGTGGCTCAAAGTAAAATTCTTCCATAATAGATATTTCCATTATAGGTTGTTCTGTTATTTCAAAGTTAAATTCTTCTACAGGTACATACTCATAAAAGTCAATATCTTCTACTGTATTATACACTGTTTCACTCATTGTTTTCAACTCAGTTATCTGAGAGGTATTCAATAAGCTGTATTCTATCGTTAATGTTGGATTCTTTAGGTCTATTGCTCTATGAGAGGTAGACTGAGATGACTCAGCAAAGTCAAATCTAGCCTTAATTGTATAGTCATTCTGACTGTTTATGCCCTGTGTATAACTATCTGTATAAGTTGAGTAACTACCACAATTATATCCACTACAACCAGGTATAGCTACATCTCTTATTTGTGTAGTAACTGTACCATCTGCACCAGTTATAGTCTGAGTCATTTTAATTTCTTGGTCGTATTGATTCCAGCCCCACATGTCAGCCCCAAAGGTAGATGTCCAACCACCATTCATTTCTGATTGATTGAGTGTATTTCCTAGTGTAACTGTGTTCTCTATAAAATCTCCATGAACACCAGCAACTATACTGTTGCCATGATTGTGTGATGGATCATTACAATTCCAGCCACCATGTCCTTGATTGTTATTAAAAAACTGTTGAGGTAATAAATTACCAGTAGTTTCTGCAAACAGAGTTATAGGAAATAATAGGGGTATTAAATATCTCATTCTCTTACAGGCTCGTAAATCCATATTTCATTAGATCCGTAGACTTTCATCTCACCCAATGTAACTGAGTGTGTGGTAGCACAGCTTGATAATATTAAACTAAATAGCATTGCTCTAATCATTCCAAGTCATACTGGTTTTATTATCCCCAGTAGTCCTCAGTTCTCCTTTTCTTTTTTCAATCCATCTTGCTTTAGCTTTCTCGCCAATTAATCCATCAACTGGACAAGGTGTACCTGCCATCATCATAGCTTCCCATACATTCTCATCTTGGCACATCAATGATATTGCTGCGACTTTCATACCTAATTTAGATAATACTGCTACTGACTTTCTTCGTTCACAGTTAGGGTCTACATAATAGCTCCCAAATGTGCCTGAGAAACCGATTACAGTTATTCCTGCTGCCAAGGGTATAACACAACTATCTTGACCATAAACGCTCATAGCAGGGGCATTAGAGGGATTTACAGCAGTTTTAGTATTTGTGCTGTTATTGGTTTCATTATTCGTTGTACTGTTAGAACTAGAACCTGACTGATAAGTAGTTGCTGATTCGTAACCACCTGTAATAGCTGTGTTAGATCCTGCGTTATTTGATTGAGTATTGGTTGTTGCACCAGAAGATGTAACATCACCTATTGCATCAGCTATTCCGTAAGCTAATATAATTATCATCATTATCCATAAGCATTGCTTTGCTACGACTTTCTGCATTTCCATTTCCTAAGTGCTAATGCTTTCCTTGTTGGTCTGCCCTTAGAATCTTTCATTGGGCCTTTAACACCACCCATTCTTGCACAAAAACTAGCCCTTCTTCCTGCTGCTTTAGAGCCTTTAGGTGCTTTACCTGTTACAGGTCTTTTAAGATTAGCTCCTGTAGTTCTTTTAAAAAACTTTCTACCAGCTTCGTTTAATCCACCTGTCTTATTCTGATATTTTTTAGCTACCATTTTACTTCCTAGTTAAAGAACCACCGAAATATAATCCTATAATTGAAAATATTGTGTGTGATTGTAGGTTTGTAATAAAGACTGTATTGCCTTGCTCAAAGTATGAAGTTTCATAAGTAGAGCCAAATATCCACCAACCACTATCGGCTTCGGTTACGATCTGATATGCCACATTAACATCAGTAAAGATTGGAGCAACGATAGGTACAACGATAATAGAAAATACACACATTAAAGCTATCCATCTTCTAGTATGTTTAGTGTGTGGGTCTGATACTGCTCTAGCCTTGTCAGTTTGTTTAGCTGCAAATCCTGCTCGTTGCATTAACATTTTTTGCTTTTCAGCTTCAGCTTGTCCTCGTTGGGATAAAATGCTCATAGCACCCCCAAGTAGTGTACTTCCAAGCATTGATATAAGTTCCATTGGTATCATTTGTATAAACTCTCTATAGCTTGTCTTTCATTATATTTTTCAGCACCACCACCAAACCATTGATAGTATAAAGGGCCTACAATAGGCAATTCTTTTAAGACTTTTGCACTATCAGGTTCTTGCATTAATAAATTCATTTTTTCCATTTCGTTTGCAAAAGGATTTAAAATCATTGTCATTTCAGTGCCTAATTCTTGATTAGAAAGTTTAGCTAATTCTTGAGGTGTTTTAATTAAAACTGCTTCAGGAATATTTATTGCTGGTATAAAAGTTTCTAATGTTGATCTAAAAACTTCTCCTTCTTTAAATCCTTTTTCTTGAGAATATTTATTAATACCAAGTACACCTAACAATTCCTGCATTACATTTTCAGGCAACATATCAGGATTTATTTCTCTACCTTTAATAAGATCTTTTATTGTTCTTGTTGCTAAATTATATGAACCATAAAGAGCAATTAAAGTTGTTAAGTTTTTTGTGCCTTTTAATACATTTCCTTTTGCAATTTCATCGTAGGCTTCTTGTCTAATTACATCATATACTTTAAGAGTAAAAGATTTTAACATATACAATAATCTTAAATCAGGATTATTTGCATAGGCTTTTGGCATTTGCAACATAGTTATAGGTTGAGTTCTAGATAATTCGTTAAATGTATGAAATTTAGTATTAGGAGTAAATTTATTAAGTTTAAAATCTTCAATCATATCATCTATTATTGTTGTACCTGGTTTTTTGCCAGGTAAAGATGAGTATAATTCTTCATATTGTTTTCTAAATGCAGCTTCGCCTTTTGGGGTTTTAACTTGTTTAGATGCTTTTAAAAAAGCAGCATTTATATGAACTTCTTTTCCTAATCTATCTGCTTTCCTAAAAAGACTTATATCAAGAACACTATTTAATACCTTTGTGGTTTTTTTAACATTACCTTCTGCTAACTCTTGAGCAATATTATCAATGCCTATTTCTTCCATTGTTAATTGTTTTTTTCCTATAAAAGGAGTTTTTCCAGGTATCAAATGTCTAACAACTGAAATCATAGTATTTCTAAATCCTTGAAAATAATGAGATGCAGCTAAATCTGCTAATTGTGTAATTGCTGAAATTGGATTACCTATAGTTCCCATATAACCTATATCTCTAACCGAACCTAATGTTTTGCTAGTAGGTTTTTCAGCATTTACCATTAAAGTTTGAATAATATCTACAACTTCATCTTCATCAAATGCACTTAATCTTCCTGCAATTCTTTCTTCTTGAATAACTTTTCCTATTGAATCATTTATATTAAAAATTCCGTTTTCATTTTTTATAGCATTTCTTCCAAAAAATTTATATTTTCCTATTTTATTAACAGCATTTCTTATATACAGATTTAAACTATCAGCAGGATCTTCGTAATGTTTTTGCATAAAATCATCTGTTAATTTGTCTATTTTTCTTTCTTTAGCAAACCTAGGAACAGAGCCTTTTGCCATACCATATCCTCTTAAAAATTGATTAGTAATATATGACCTTTCATCAAGAGATAAATCTTTTGCAGAATTTAAACCAATTTTTTCAGCATATTCATTTTCCATTTTTTGTAATCTTGATACTTCTTTAACACCTAACTCATCTCTAAGTTTTTTTATATCTTTAACTGTTCTTGGAAAATAATCATCTAGTTTTTGAAAAAAAATTCCTGCACTTTGTGAGTCATCGTAAAGATCATCTAATACATTTTTTACAACATTAAAGTTTGCTTTCATTGACTCAGGCATAAGTTTTTCTGCTTTAGAAAAGTTAGCATTAGATAAATGTCTTGCAATAGCTGTTTTTACATTAGGTTCAATATTTAACGATCTTAAATCATCAATAAATGGTTTAACTTTTTTTAGTGTTTCAACAGTAGTAGTCATAACATCAAAATAATGTTTTTCCATTTTACCATAAAGTGCTTCATCTGCTTTTTTTAACTGTGTTCCCATAATATGAAACCAATTATTTAGAGAAGTAGATTTTAACTTGCCTGGAACTGGGTCATTTACTATTTGATTTTCAATAACTTTGTTTGCATCAGTTTTTGATCTTGGAAATTTTAAAGTTCTGCCAGTTAATGATACATAATTACTAATTTGTGATTGATTAAATCCATGTACTGATTCTAATCTATCTATTACTTCGGAAGGATAAAATCCTTCTGCTGTATCTTCTGATATTTTTTTTTCTACATCATCTATTGTACTATTTGCGTTTTTAAATATTTTTTTATCTTTAGCTTTATTTATTACAGAACCAACTCCTTTTGCAACACCATATCCAATACCACCACCAGCACCACCAAATGCTCCATACATAAATGCTTTTTCTACATCAATCTCTCCTGTAGTTGCTAAATCTTCTAAAACACTATAAGAACTACTAAGACCAACAGATTTTGCAATTACAGGTAAAAGACTACCACTTACAGGTAAAAGTGAAGATGGATCAACAACAACACCTGCTACTGAGCCTATTGCACCTGCTGTGCTATCAGGATCAACTTCAAAAAAATGACCATAATCTGTTAAAAGTTGTCTTTCTCTAAATCTTTCTATCATTTCCCTGCGTTCATCTGTATTAGCTTCCATAAACCCTTTTCCATAAAATTTTTCAGGGCCATAAAATTCAAATCCATCTTTTAAACCAAAATCAATACCAAATCTTAAAGGAATTTGAGCTTCTAAAACATCAGCAGCAGCTTGAACGCCACCTATTCCTTTATCATATTTATATACAAGTTGTTCAAAAGCATCATCTTTATAACTTCTTACTAACTTATTATTAACAATTCTATCGCCTACTTGAGCTTCTCCTTCTTGTAAGTTTTTATTTTCATCTATATCTTGCTGGGTTATTTTATAACCTTTGTTAATAGCATCATTAGAAGAAGAAAATACTCTAATTAATTTATTATTAGTAATTTCATCGCCAGGCATAGCCCTAGCTTGTCTTAAGTTTTCATTATCTTGTATATCTTGTAATGTTATAGTGTATTTTTCCATAATTATTTAATTTCTATATTAGAAAGATCAGGTGTAGCTAGATTAGAAGAATTAGAATTGCTATTAGCACTATCATTAGGATTGCTATTAGTTTCACCTGTTGTTTTTAAATTAAGCATACCTTCTGCTGATTTCATAATGGCATTTTCAATCGAACCACCAAATTCACTTTGATAACTTATTGCATTACCAGCAAGTGCTTGAATTGCAGGTGATTTCATTCTAAAAATTCCATCATCAGTTAAAAGTTCAACTGTTTTTCTAAATATTTCATTATTATCAAACAAATTACTTGCTACATTTTTAAATACAAAAAGTTTTGGAGTAGTAATTGATACTTGAGGTCGAATACCTTTTGCTGTTGCTGCTGCTGCTTTTGCTGCTGCTGCTTGAGCATCTGTTAATGTTTTAGCTGGTGCTCCAAAGGCTTCCATACCTCTATTAAGTGCTACTCCAAAGTTTTCACCTGGAAGTCTACCTTTACCTAATTCTAAACCTGCTCTTAGTATAGCTGCATCAATCATTTGTTTATTGCTTGGGCCTTTACCTGCTCCGTAGTTCATTACTTGTGGCATATAAGCATTACCCAAAAGAGTTTGTATATTGCTTAATCCTGTTGGATTATTAGGGTCAATATCTGGTGTAAAGCTACCATATTGAGTAAGCCTAGCTTTTCGTTGAGCATCATTTTCTTTAGCAAGTTGTTCTGGAGTTA